AGATGAGAAGGAGAACAAACATTTATGTTGGGAGCTGTTGAACATTATTATGGGACAAGAGGTTTTGAAAACCAAGAGGACGCAGCATTTGTTTCGACAATAAATGGAGCTATAGGCCCGTGGGCTATATGGAACCGACCACTAAGCGTTGAAGAATTAACTTATTTACATGGAGAGGTTAGAACCCCAAATCAATTAGCGGCTGATGCTCTTGAGCGAAATATTACTCATGCTCCAAGAGCTTACTCAGAATGCACGGGAAGATTTAAAGATATTACTGGTAAAAATCTTGTCGCATGGTGGGACGGTTCTACGGGAGCTACAAGTATTGGTAATGGATTGCTGGATATTCATGTGAATGGATATCATTTAACTGGCAGCGGAAGTTTCTCAGGTATAGAGCAAACTTACCAAGAAGCACCACAGGTTTTGATCCCAAATAATACATACCCATTCCCCAGATATGGAGGATACCCAGGAACAGATGGCTTTAGCTATGGAAGAAACACCCAAATATTTTAAAATAAGAGGGGAAAAGTCCGCTCTCCAGAAAATAAAAGAACTCGCTCATAAGAATTTCACAAAAGAAATTTGTGGTTTTTTAGGTTTCGACACCGAGCAAAAGAAATATGTTGTCCAATTAGAGGACAATATATCAGAGACCCCCCAAAACCAGTTTGTCATAAACCCTCTTAATTATTTACTTTTTAAAGAGGACTACGAAATGATTGCTGTTTTCCATAGTCATATAAGAGGGGACGAGACTGAATCAGAGTTCGATGTAAAGATGGCAGATAATTGTTGTCAGCCATTTTTAATTTACAGCCTTAACACAAAAAAAATTAACATTTATACGCCCAAAACTATAGAAGCAGATGTAAATAAACTAGAAAGGATAAAGGCTGCAAAATGACATCTGTAAGGATACATGGGATTTTAGCGAGGGAATTCGGAGATTCCTTTATGTTAAACATAGGGAATCCTAGTGATGTCCTGCAAGCCATTGATTGTAACCGTGAAGGATTCATAAGGCGCATTATACAGTTACAGAAAGAGGGTTTTGGATACGATATTATAGTAAATAAAACTAGGATCAGAGAAGGGCGGCAAATGAATGCACACAAGAACCCTGAAGTGATTGATTTGGTGCCTGTTATTGCGGGTAGTGGGCTTGAAGCTATTATATTTATTTTCGAAAAATTAGTTACTGCGGTTCTTTTCGCAGCTATTGCATATGCTCTCTCGCCTAAACCAGATCAAGAAGCTCTAGAAGCAGAAGCGGCAGCGAGCAAACAATCTTTAATTTTTAGTAATAGGGTAAATGTAGCAAGCCAAGGAGCGCCCGTGCCTGTTGGATACGGTAGGCTTATAGTAGGAACGCAAGTAATCCAAGCAACAATTAAATCCTACCCCCAACATTCAGATCCAGAATATTTATTAACAGACGGACTTAATGAAACCGAAGATGACACAGCACTTCAAATAAACCAAGGGCTAGGAGGTTTTGAGTTTGATGACCCAGAAGGTGGACCCCCTCCTGCTGATGTAGTTGTTAATTCTGTGGGAATTCCCTTTGGAGGATAATTTAAAAGCATAAGATGAAGCATATTTTAAAAAAGAGGTCTATCGCGGGAGCTGGTAAGGGCGGGAATGACCCTAAGCCGCCTGTTTATAAGCCGCCTGACTTGGGGGAGCTTCAATATGGTGCATCTCATAGCTTCGCTGAAACTATCGACTTGCTTAGTGATGGACCTATCGAGGGATTAGTGGACAGAGACGGAAGGGTTGTAGATGGACTGAACCTGCTGCAAGGAATTTATTTTGATGATACACCTGTGGCTGTTCGGAATAGACCCACACAAAGATCCTTAAACGACCAAGAACTTGAAGCTGCGGAAATTCTTAATTGTCAACTTAGTAGTGGCAATGGGACTGGAATAAAAAACTGTCAAAAGTTTTTTAGTGAACTCAAAAAAGCAGATCTAAGATCAGATGGAGCTAAAGTAAGCACGTTACCACGCACGGTGGGTCCAGCTGGTGGTTTTAACAACCCTTTTGAAGCTGAAAGTTGGCCAGCCTGTGCCTTGTATTTTTTGAGGCTTTACAGAGACTTCAGTGGTCAGGGTCATGGCACTGGAATTTCTTCGGTTAGAGGGTGGCAGGATGGACATGATTTTTATTTAAGAGCCTTCATAAGAAATAGAGACTCTCCAGAGAAGACTTTCCCTTGGTTTTTAAATGGTAGTAATGTCACAAACTACGGGACGAGCGATGCAAACGCTCTATACCAAGGAGGGCCAGAAATAGGTGAAAGATGGTATACAAAGAACTACCATGATTCTGTTTTTTGGTGCGATGATATACAAACATCAGCAGCTAAATTAATGTGTTGTTTGTATGATGACTCAGAGGATCTTGAGATTAGGACTGGCGGTGGGCATGGCCCAGTAAACATAGAAAGAGGGAAATTCTTCAATGAAGCTATAAACGTTTTACAAGAATTTGTTGATGGCGAGATATTCAAAATATACGACCTCTGGGAAGCAAACCAAGCAGGAGCAGGAGACGTAGAGGCGGGAGTAGCCAATAATACAATGCAAGCCACATTAGCTGCTAAATGTTTAGCTTCGTTGGGTTGGGTGGGTGGAGCACCTATTGATTTATTAAAAACACATTTAGAAGCACAATTTAGGAATAGGGAAGCTTGTCTGTTTGTAGCTGTAAAAGTAAACGAAACAAGTAACAGCGACATAAATTTAAATCTAGCTCTTGGTGAGGATGGTCAAATTCTCGAAAACATGGTTACCCGACCATACGGAACGGAAAATACATGGGGCTTAATGCAAGCCTTAGAAAATGAAGGTGTGGAGTTTTATGATTTCACATGCCCTACAATAGATACCAACGGAGTCTTACAGCAAGACATGCATGGTTTTCTTTTGATGAAGGTTCCTCTGGAGGGCAAAGAAGTTAAAAAGAGATTCTCGGATGGTATCGGGGGTGAAGAACCTCAAGCGGTGGGGAGGCAATTTGCGAATGAGGTTGGAGCATGGGGTAGAGTTTGGGGAGTGCCAAGAGAGACTTACAGATTGTTAGCTGATATAGAATCTTTTAGGTATTCTAAAACTTTAATACCAGAAAAATACACATCACAGTTTGGATTGGCAGCTTTGAAATTTAATTTTTCTAATGTTTTCGCTGAGTTTAGAAATGGAGAAGAATATCAAGATCCTTTAAATTATTTTAGAACCGTATTCATAGATCATCCATACAACAGGGAGCTATTTGGTCCTTTTAATGCCGACAGGCAAGCAGACGGAAATTACAGTAGGCCAGAGGTTAAAGGCTTTCAGCGATACGCTCCTCAAAGATTAGCAATGAACGCGGGAATGTTAACCCGATCTGAGGTTTTAGAAAGAAATGCTGATAACTATAACTTAGAGGTAAAAATTGATGGGTTGCCCGTAGAGGAAGGCAGTGACGATGAAAGGATAGATAACGAAAACGCAATATCTAATTATTCTCAATGGGCTAAAAAATCTTTAAGGACTCTTAATGAGCAAGCTGTTCCAGTTGTCCATACAGTCTACAATCCAAATGTAAAGAGAGTGTTCATCACTATAAATGTAAGTTCCTTGAATGATACTTTAACTTATAAGCATACGCCAGATGCCGCAAACGATCCGCAAGACATCGCTTCTAAATTCCCTGCTGTTTTAAACATACAAGTAGAAACTGGTAGTTTAGGATTAAATTCTGATGGAACTGAAGGGGTGCAAATTCCTTTCCGCACTTATACATATAGAATAGTTGCTCTCATTGAGGGTTCCACTCTAATTGATATAGGTAATCCAGATTACAGAGGAGACAGTGCTAGGGAGTTTGTAATCAGTTTGGATAGTCAAGATGTAACAGGAACACCTGAAGATAGTTATTTAAATGCAGGATTTGAATTACCACCGACCATTGCTAACAAACAGGTTTTATTAAGCGCAGATGGAGAGCGTGGGATAGAGGCGGGGGTAATCGACCAAGACAGCAATGAAAAACGTTATGTTAAGGTAACAAAGTTATCTTTTGAAACTAATTCTGTTCTAATAAATAAATCAGTTAATTTAAACAAGGTTACTGAAATTATTGATGTTCCAATACCTTACCCTTTTTCTGCTATTGTAGGAACCAAGATAGACTCTAGATCTTTTAGCGCCATACCAAGACGCACTTATG